GAGGAATTTTTGTTTAGTAGAATATGCTAATGGAACACGAAGACTCTGTGCAAATTCACCAGCAGAGTTCTTGCGCTGCACAACTATGTTATTAAAGATAGTACCAAATGCAATAATCGCTTTGCGAATATGCGAGTGATAGAAAAATTTACCTGCGAACATTTACTTTCTCACTAAAACTTCGCCGAATGGATTGATAGACGTAAAGTCCAGAATTCCATCAGCATATGCAATATTGTCGTAATCTTCATTATTTGCCAGAGGATCAATATCAGTCACCGAGTAACCACCCAAGATTAGCGAATCGCCAGAATTTAATAGTAAATTAAATCCGCTATTCAACAAGAACTGGTATGCATATTGGTCCTGTGACTTATCGTCGATAACATCAATTTCTGGATTGCCAGTAATAAATCTTTCAGAACTATATTCGAAGACTTCACATTTCAGTTTGAATACGTTAATCTTGCCTAGTTGGTAGAACGGATTAAGAAAGTCAACAAACTTGATTTCAAAGAAAGTTTTGGTCTTTGGAAAATATAGAATGTCACCTTCTGACGGTCTTGTTGTCAGTTGTAGATTCTCGGCGTTATTCGCGACTGATTCTTCCCATCGTCTCTTAGAAACTACAAAACTTGCAGATGCTCTAAACTCAAATCCGAACTTGGTGAACAGATCGCCCTCGCCCTCAAATCCTTCAACATTCTCTAGATACATTTCCAGAGGATAGAATTGACTGAAGTATGATAGAGGATCTTCGCCGAAAATTGGATCTTGGTTAGCAATAGTTCTTGGAAGATAGTAAACGTCGTGCCCGTAAATCTTCAGACTTTCAATGACAAGATCCTCCACCAAACGTTGTTCGTTTGTGGTTCCCGATGTATTGCCAGATTGAAAGTAGAAGTTAGTAGGCATCTATTATCCTGTATAAAAATCGACAGGAAGTTCCGACTTGAGTTGCATTTCGTTTTCGATTTGTTTAATCTCGTCGACTGCTTCGTCATAGACTTGTTGTCCGTTTAGAACAACACCGCCTGGAAGTTGGATTCCGCCGAACTTCTTCATGTTCTCACCCCATTGACGTTTGATCAACGCAGTAGTATACATCTTCAAGAACATGTCATTATAAACTTTAGTATATTCTGATGGATCTAGAATGCGATAACACTCAACGATAATATGGTCACCAACTTGGAAAGTGTCATTCCAATTTACGTCGATATAAAGTTTATCTGTTTTTCTGTTGAACCTAATCGAACGCTGTCCAGGAAAAATCTGGTCATACATTTGCAGAGTTGTTTTAACTTGCGCATAGTAGATAAGGTCTGCTGCCAAAAGATTATACATGTCGTTAAGTCTAAATTGGTAGACCAAGTTGAACATGTTATTTGGATTTTCCATACCATCTCCCGGAGCATTGAAATTGAACATCTTGATGATGCCAATTACCGAATCTGGAATTGGAATATATTGTTTATCTACATCGCCTGGAGTATAAAAGTTTGTCGTGGCAAGTGACCGTGTGAACCCTGAAGTAAGACCAGTTACATTCTCACCTGCTTGGAATACGCCTTTTGTCGTATCAGTTGTGGCAGTAGTTCCATTAAGCGAAAGTAAAGAACAAGATGCACCTGATGTTTCCCCGACGATTTTTTCGCCGAGTTCAAATGACGGAGAACTTAGTCCACTAAATTTGAGAGTGTTGCCCGTGATTTGATGCTTCAGATAAGTTCGTTCAACACCATCGAAATGGTATTCTTGAAAATACTGTAGTGCATCATCGACACGATCTTCTATTTGATCTTCGTCAACATTAATTTCAATTACTGGAAACCCAAGTCTACGAAGGCAGTAATCAATTAGTCCTTGTCTGGATGAAATGGTCATTTGTTATCCTCTATTTCGGACTATTTATAACGCACCCATGTCATACACTGTGGGATCTATCCCTGCGAGATCGCCCAGATCGATTGTTCCTGGGATAGTAAAGAAATCTGGATTATAACCACCAACTTCGATAATACTACCATCAGTCTTCTTCGAGTATAATGTGCCATCAGCGAGGTTGACTGCGAGTTCTCCGACAGCAATATCAGTTGCCGTTGGGATTGCACCCGAAGTTTCACTTCTTTTAAGTTGGACAACGGTCGACATTAGTTTAATAGTGTCCCTGCGGCGTCATAGATATTGATACGGAAATATGCGCTTGAGTTTCCATCAAGAAGATCAGCATCAAGTCCTGAACCTGCACCATCTACTGTTTTAATTGCATCAAGCATATTCGTTGCGGTGAATGAACCGCCTAGAGCTACGGATGTACCCGCAAGAGTAATTGCACTATTAGACAGCGACGAGTTAGCAATATTTGAAAGAGTATTTGATGCGCCACTGATTGTTTTATTTGTTAAGGTATTGGTAGAAGATATAGTTGGAACAACCACACCCTCAATAGCAAGAACACCCGCAGATGAACGTGTTAAAGTAGTATCAGTAGCGTGTCCTAATTCAATACTACCAACACCTAATGCAGTGGAAGTGGAAGCAGTAATACCGCTAACTGGTAGACCAGTAGCATTTGTTAATGTACCAGAAGATGGAGTGCCAAGCGCACCACCCGAATAGAGAACTGTACCACCAGCACCGAAAGCAACTGATGAAGAATCCGTACCAGTAAATATTAACGTGTTTGACGCTGTTAATGTTTTACCATCAGCGATTGTTAACGTAGAACCAGTTGCTGGAGCAGTGATAGTAACCTTGTTAACAGATGTGGCAGATGCAACACCAAGTGTTGGTGTAACAAGTGTTGGACTTGTGGCAAAAACAGCAGCACCAGATCCAGTTTCATCAGTTAAGGCTGCTAGGAGTTGAGCAGAAGTAAATGATCCAAGTACTGCAGCATTACCCACTGATGTAATATGCCCAGTTAAGTTCGCATTAGTTGTTACATTACCAGCAGTTAATCCAGATGCTGTGCCAGTTACATTGGTCATTACACCAGAAGCAGGAGTGCCCAATGCTGGTGTCGTTAGTGTTGGACTAGTAAGTGTCTTGTTTGTAAGAGTTTGCGTTGCAGTAGTACCAACAACAGGAATATAGTTAGTGCCGTCTACTGTATATTCCCAAACATCAGTAGTTTCATTCCACTGAAATGTAACATTAGTGGAAGTGCCACGCTCGACTTCAATACCAGCATTTTGTGATGGAGTTCCTGCTTCATTACTATTCAAAGTAATGATATTATCAGCAAGATTGATTGTTTCGGTATTTACAGTAGTTGTGGTTCCAGAAACCGTTAGATTGCCGCTAACAGTTAAATCATTAAATGTAACGTTAGATCCAGTTCCAACTGCCTGACCAATAGCAATTTGACCGCTGGTAATAGTAACACCAGTTCCAGCGCTGATATGAGCGCGAACATCTGTTGCACTTGGACCAGTATAAGTAATTACACCCGTCGAACTGTTATATGCGAGCGAACCATCGCCACCAGAATCAGTTACAGAAATGGCACCTCTTGCAGATGCATCTGTATATTGAGTAATGGTAGATGAAATTGCACCAGTTGTATTGTTATATGAAATCCCTGTGCCAGCACTTAGACTTGACAGAGTAATAAAGTTGGCACCATTAGTTAGTTGACTGGTATTAGTTGGGATGGTAATAGCACCAGTTGTGCTGTTATATGCTCCTGAACCAGCAGTAAAACTTAGGGAGGCTCTAGCAAGAGTATCTGTATACTGTGTAATGGTAGTAGAGATAGCGCCGCTAGTAATACTAATACCAGTGCTTGCACTAAATGCGTCTCTTGCTCTGGTAGTTGTAAAGTAGAGGTTCGTTGAACCTTCTGTAATCTCGTCGCTGTTATCTTTAGTCTGAATTGCCGAAGTAACATATGCTTCTGTTGCCAGAGGTTTACCACCAGCGGTGGTACCATCATGAACAACTACTGTATCTTTTGTTGTGTCGACAGTGACTTCACCGACAGCGCCCGTAAAGGTATTATGTTGGGTGGTAGTCCCTCTTCTAAGTTGTAAAATCGTTGCCATTTGTATCTCCTAGTCCACCCTATTTAGGTAGTATATGTTCCACCATTAATAATGGCACCTTCTTCTATATTTGCTAGAGTGGTTTTCAACAACTCATGTCCACCAGCAGTGGTACCATCATGCACCCTTAGCGTATTGTTTGTAGTGTCTACAGTAATTTCTGCTTCCGCACCGATAAATGAATTGTGCTGTGTGGAAGTACCTCTTCTCAGTTTGACTCTTGCTGCCATCAGATGCTCCCGTAATCGATTGAGTTGTACTCAAAAACATTGTCGGTAATAAGACCGTAATCTAAATCTGCGTTTTGATTTAAGCGAACGACTGCAATGCCTGGAGTTGTTGTAGTATCAACAACGAAATCCCCGAAGATGGTGTCCGCGAAAGAGATGGTCGTCACCCCCGCATCCGCCCCACCATCATTTACTGCGACTCCGCCGAGACCAACAACTGTTCCGTCGGTCTTTTTAGAGT